AGGTTGACTACGTAGAAAATGGGAAACGAGGTTGACAACGGAGAGCGAAAGAAACGGCCCGGCTATCTCACGGCCTATGCGAATCATGCGCGGATTACAAAGACGGCGGCGGCGAAGCAGTTGCAGCGTGTGGGCATTGATTATATGCACGCATTTGACTTCGCGGAAGCTGATCGGATGCGGGCAGCGGCGCGGCATGCTGACCGGGCGAAGTTTTCCACGCCGATCTACGTGAAGCCCGGAGAAGATCCGAGGGGCGGGGAAACAGATCCCGATGATCTTGAGCCTTCCAAAGATCCAGCGATTGCCAAGAGTCAGGCGAAGAAAGAAGAGTTTCGGGCTAAGCTGGTGGAGCTGGAATACGAAGAGCGCGTCGGGACGTTGGTGCGAAAGGATGCGGTCGAAGAGGAGGCATTTCGCGTGGGCCGGTTGGTGCGGGATGCCGTGTTGAACGTCCCGGCGCGATTGGCTGGTATCCTGGCGGCCGAGACGGATCAGCGGAAGGTGCACGATCTTCTCGAAGCTGAGCTAAGACAGGCTTTGGAGGCGTTGGCGATCGATAATGATGATGGAGATGGGGAGAAGGGGGAGCCATGAGCGAGCCCATTGACCATCGGCATCCGTTTGCGGTGGCCCTGACCGGCGCACTCAGCAACCGGAACCAGTGCGGGGAGGACCGGCGAGCGGTGAGCCATGGGCGAGCGCCGACGAGGCCGTTTCCGAAGGGCAAGCGGTGCTGGTGCGGGATGCACGAGGAGGAGACGCGATGATGGAACGAAGCAAGGCGATAGAAACACTAGAGGCGCGGGTGCGGGAAACGCCATTGCGTGAACGGCTTGAGCAATCTGGCGAGCGAATCGGAGCCATGTGTTCTGAGCGGCGTGGTCCGCGCATGTGTATTCCAGTTGCGCACACAGACGATGACTTCTTTATCAGCACAACCTTGCGGGATGCTGTTGCCACCATCGATCAGCTTCAAGCCACACTCGCGGCGCGGGAGGCGAGGATCAAGGAACTGGCAGGCCTCTGCCGCCAGGCGGGTGAGCGGATCGCGGAATTATCTAGAGCGCAACGGGCTGAGCGTGGGGTGGGCGGCTGATGGGGGCTCTCGCGTCGGCGCGCTGCTATACCACGGCCTTTCGGGCGGGCTTGCGGCCTGATCCGGTGCAGACGATCGATGAGTGGTCGGATCGGCACATCCAGCTCCCCAGCTACGTGGCGGAGTCAGGGCAATGGCGGACGGATCGCACGCCGTTTCTGCGCGAGATCATGCAGTGTCTGTCGCCGGTGCATCCCTGCACGAAGGTGGTCTTTATGAAGCCGGTGCAGATCGGCGGCACGCAATCGGCGGTGAACTGGATCGGCTTCGTCATCGATCGCGCGCCGGGGGCGATGCTGGTGGTCGAGCCGACGATGGATGTGGCGAAAAAGCTGTCGAAGCAAAAGGTCCAGCCGATGATCGACTTGACCCCCTGCCTCGCGGGCAAGGTGAAAGAGGCGCGATCGCGGGACAGTGGCAACAGTCTATTCAGTAAGGAATTCCTCGGCGGGCTGGTGGTGTTCACGGGCGCCAATTCCGGCGTCGGCCTGCGGTTTATGTCGGCGCGGTATCTCGTGCTCGATGAGGTCGATGCGTACCCGGCGGATGTGGACGGCGAAGGCCATCCCGCCGAGCTGGCGGAAAACCGCACGGCCACCTTCGCGCGCCGCAAGATCTTTGAACTGTCTACGCCGCTGGAGGCCGACACCAGCCGTATTGAGCCGGATTATGAGGCGGGGAGCCGTGGGCGGTATCATGTGCGGTGCCCGGGGTGCCAACATTGGCAGCATTTACAGTGGGGGCAGCTCGTCTTTACGTTTGACGGCGAGATCCGGCCGCATGAGGCCGCCTACCGCTGCTCCGGGTGTAGCGAACTCATCGCCGAGCATCACAAAGTGCGCATGCTGGCCGAGGGCCGCTGGATTCACGAAGATCCCGACAATCCCATCCGCTCCTTTCATCTGAATTCGCTTTATATGCCCTATGGCTGGCCGTTGTCGTGGCCTGAACTCGCGCGGCGGTTTGTCGAGGCCAAAAAGAAGTGTGACGCGGGGGACGTGCGGGCGCTCAAGGTGTTCATCAATACGAATCTGGCGGAGACCTGGGAGGAAAAGGGCGAGAAGGTTGACCAAAACGAGATCTATCAGCGGCGGGAGATCTATGACGCGCCGTGTCCGAGCGGCGTGCTCGTGCTCACGGCGGCCGTCGATGTGCAGGATGATCGGCTTGAAGCGGAAATTATCGGCTGGGGCAACGACGAAGAGTCTTGGGCGATTGAGTACCGGCGCTTCTACGGGCCGCCCTCGCAGCCGCAAGTCTGGAAAGACCTGACGGACTGGCTCCAACAGCAGCGGCTGCACGCCTGCGGCATCGCCCTGCGCGTCGAATGCGTGGCGGTCGATACCGGCGGGCACCACACTAAGGAGGCCTACTGGTACGTCAGCCGGTACCGTGGGCGGGCCTACGCCATCAAGGGCAGCAATCAGCAGGGCGCGCCCTTAATTCCGCCCCGCGCCAGCCGCCAGCGCGGAGCCGGTGTGTATCTCTATCACCTCGGCACCGTCGCGGCGAAGGATACGATCTTTCAGCGGCTCAAGCTCACCGAGCCCGGGCCCGGCTATCTACACTTTCCTGAACGGCCAGAATATGACGAGGAGTATTTTGAGCAGATCGCGAGCGAAGAAAAGCGCTCGAAGTATGACCGTGGCGTGCTCACCGGGTATTTCTACAAAAAGATCCGGGCGCGCAACGAGGCGCTCGATTTGAAGGTCTACAATTTAGCGGCCATCTGCTTACTGAATCCGAACTGGAGCAAGCTCATGGCAAAGATGGAGGCTCCCCCGCAAATTGAGATCCCGCAAGCCGAGGAGACGCCGCGCTCCGCCTGGGTGCCGAGGCCCACGCCACAACCGCAAGCCGCCGCCGGTGCCGCCAAGCGCAGCAGCGGATGGATGAGTAGGAGGTAACGATATGTTCAGATGGAGAGTCGATGTGAGGCCTGGTGAAATGGTGTCGCGGTGGTTTGGCGTCTCTCATGCAGATTTCTATAGAGATGTAACTGTGTGTTATCCGATCCCGTTCAATCTGATTGTCCGCTGGGCTAGGAATGTGTTGTGGTGGCTGCGCGCACCGGGCCGCGATTGCCGAAACGAGGAATGGAGACAGGGCTATGCCAAGGGATTCGACGACGCCAGGTCCAGACGGTGACGTGGCAAGCGGGGCGAAGAGGCTGGATGGGCCGCTCGCGGCGCGTCGTGCCGTCTCCGGCGCAGCCGTTTCCGCAGGCTGAGCCGGTTGCGCAGCAGGACAGTGCGCCGAAGGTGATCGTCGTGCCGATGTTTCCCTGTTTCAGCCCGGCAGCGGTCGCGGCGCTGTTGCAGGAGCATCGGTCTGCGGTACAATACTGGTTGGACAATGGGAAGCTTGATAGTTACACAGACAACATTGGCGCACGCTACATTCTGCGCAGCGAGCTGATCCGCTTCGTGCGAGAGTATCTGAAGAGGGAGATGCAATGAGCAATCAACTGTACTCCCGTACAGTACACCCTCTTCCCATCTTCCCCTGAACCTGGTACCTCCTCACCATCACATGAAATTACCGCATTGGACTGAAGAAGAGATCAAGATGCTGCCGACGGGATTCACCGGGCAAATCGTCATTGAGTGCTGGCAGGGGGGCGTGACGCGCATCGACACGATGACCCGCCGTCAGGCACCGAAGGCTTTGGAACCCGTTCGGCATGTGCTGCATGCCTAAATAAGTAGTCGGCTCGTTCGGATACCCCGAAGGCCAATCTGTGAAGAACCGCTGTTCTTCATGGGTTGGCCTTTTTTGTTGTTCTGGAGCGGCGCAGATGGCGGAACCCACGATCTCAGAGATGCTCACCAACGTCCGGACGGCGATCAATGATGCGCTGCTCTCGGGCGGCGCAGTCGAGTTCGAGATCAACGGCCGCCGCATCAAGCGGGACTACCAGCAACTCATCGCCTTAGAAAAAAGCCTCATGGAGCGCCAGGCCTCGTCGGTTCCGGCGGCCTCGCTCCGCACCTACGTCAACTTCGGAGGGCGGCCGTCATGATGCGCGAGGTGCACACGGTCCGGCTCAGCCGATTGGAACGCGCCGGGGCCTATCTCGACGCCGCCATCAGCGTGCTCGCGCCGGGCTGGGCCATGAGCCGCCTCAAGGCCCGCACCACCACCAAGATGCTCAGCACCTATCGGGGGGCCGAGAAGAGCCGCCTGCGTGGCGACTGGAAGGCCCTCAACGGCAGCGCGGATGCTGATCTGCTGCCGGATCTCCCCACGCTTCGCCAACGCTCCCGCGATTTGAACCGCAATGATGCGCACGCCAGCGCGATTACCGCCACCGTCGTGGCTAACGTGGTGGGCACCGGCCTCAAGCCGCAAAGCCGCCCGGACGCCGCAGCCCTCGGGGTGGCCACGGATGTGGCCGCAGAGTTTTCGCGCAAGGCGGAGCGCGCCTGGCGGAAGTGGGCGGCGACCGCCGACAGTCAGAACCGAATGGATTTTGCTGAGATCCAGGCGCTGGTCAAGCGGCAGATTCTGGAAAACGGAGAAGTGTTTGTCCTTCCGCTCATGGTTCAGAATGAGCCGGGCCGCCGCTATAAACTCGCGCTAGAAATCATCGAAGCTGATCGGGTGGAAACGCCGCCAGGGCAGCGCGGGAATCCGAACATCCGCGACGGCGTCGAGCTGGGCGACCGTGGCCAGCCGATCGCCTATCACATTCGCACGCGCCATCCGGGCGATGTGCTGCTGGGCCATACCGGCACAGCGGGCACGCAGCAGACATGGGTGCGCTATCCCGCCTTCAACAAGGCCGGGCGGCGCAACGTGCTGCACTTGTACGCCGTGAAGCGGCCAGGGCAGACGCGGGGCGAGCCGTTTTTTGCGCCGGTGCTCTCGGCCTTCAAAGATTTGGGCGACTTCATGGAGGCGGAGATCGTGGCGGCGCGCGTGGCCGCCTGCTTTACCGCATTTGTCACGAAATCAGATCCGACGGCAGCCTATTCAGGCGCTGAATCCGATGCGGCGGGCAACCGGCTCGAAGGCATGGAGCCGGGGATGATTCAGTATCTCGGCACCGGCGAGTCGATCACCTTTGGCGATCCGAAGCGGCCCAGCGGCGCGTTTGAGCCGTTTGTGCTGGCCGTCCTGCGCAGCATCGGGGCCTCGCTCGGGCTGCCGTTGGAGCTGGTGCTGAAAGATTTCTCACGGACGAATTATTCCAGCGCCCGGGCCGCCATGCTCGAAGCGCGGCGGTTTTTCAAGTGCGATCAGGTGTGGCTCGCGCAGCGGCTGTGTCAGCCCTGCTGGGAGTGGGTGCTCGAAGAAGCCTGGCTGCGCGAAGACCTGCCGCCGGTCAACCTGTTTGGCGAGCAGCGCGAGGATTGGCTCAAGGCCTCATGGATCGCGCCGGGCTGGGGCTGGGTCGATCCCGTCAAAGAAGTGAATTCCTCCAAGTTGGCGATCGAGGGGCGGCTCTCGACGCTCGCGGATGAGTGCGCGGCACAGGGCCGCGATTGGGAAGATGTGCTGGCGCAGCAGAAGCGCGAGCAGGACCGCCGGCAAGAGCTGGGGCTGCTCGATCCGGTGGCGCCCGCTGGCGCGGCGGCCACCGTGGCTCCCGCACCGGCTGCTCCTGGGACGGATCCGGCTGAAGATCCTGCAATGGACCCGGCTGAAGACTACGCGGAGACAGACGCATGAACGACATCAACGGACTGGCGGCGGCACTCGATGGGGCGTTGGATCTGGGACTCTCGGGCGAGGGGCGCTGGCATCGGTGCAGCGTGGCCAGGGGGATCGAATTGCGGGAGGGGCATCCTGCCGTCGACCGCGCGGCGGGGGTGATTTATGGCTATTCCGTCATCACCAAAGGCCCGGCGCTCGGCCATAACATGCAGATCGACGACACCACGCTGAAGCAAGTGGTGGAGCTGGGCAATCGGTCTGCGCTCGGCGTCAAGGCCCGCTTCGACCATCCGAACGCCAGCAATACTTCGATGGGCACCTTTCTCGGGCGCACGAAGAATTTGCGCGTGGCGGGGGATCGCGTGCTGGGCGATTTGCACTTGAGCGAGGCGGCGAAGGATGCCCCCCAGGGTGATCTCTATAGCTACGTGCTGGGCCTCGCCGAGCGCGATCCGGCGGCCTTTGGGGCCTCCATCGTGTTCGATGGAAAGGCGGAAGAGCAGCTCAATGAGGACGGCACCAAGAAGATCGACGCGCAAGGCAAGCCCTTGCCGAAGTTGGCGCGGGTCGAGCAGCTGCTGGCCTCGGACATCGTCGATGAACCGGCGGCCAATCCCGGCGGGTTGTTCGAGCGCGGCGACAGCCTGGCCTCCAAAATCAGCGCATTTCTGAACCGCTGGTCAGCGGATAACCCGCTGATGCAAGCCATCACTGTGCATTTCACCACTATGGAGGAGCGTATGAGCGAGCTGACGCAGCAACAGGCAGCCCTGAACGACGAAGAAAAAAAGAAGGCCTTTGCCGAAGGCGGCAAGGCGGAGCGCGAGCGCGTGACCGGCATCCTGGCGGCCATGCTGCCGGGGCAGGAGGCGCTCAGTAAGGACTTGATCGAGCTGGGGGCGACTGTCGAAGAGGCCACCAGAGCATTCAAGATCCGGAAACTGGCCGAGATCGAGCAGGCGGCACCGGCCAGCGCGGGCGGATCGGTGGAGACGAGCGAACCCGCCGTCGACGAGTCGGCGCTCTCCGTCGACGACCGCTGCAAGGCGGAGTGGGAGAAGAACGTGGGCGGCGTGCGCGAAGAATTCACCAGCCTGGGGGCTTATCTCGCCTACGCCAGGGCCAACGCGCGCGGGGGCATCAAGAAGCTGACAAAGGCCTAAGCGAGGGGATCACGGGCGCGAGACGATTTCACTTATTGAGGGAGGACGACATGAAGGTACAGAGCAAGTGGGGCCTGTGGCTCCTGATGGGCGTGGCAGCGGTGGTGGCACTTGGTGTGCCGATGGTCATGGGGGAGTGGGCGGGGGCGATGGCGGTCCCGTTCCTGTTGGGGACGACATTGGCTGCGAACAAGGTGCGCAGCTACGAAGGCGGCACGCGCAATTCCTTCCCGGTCATCGCATCAGACATCATTTACGAAGGCGGCGCGGTCGGGATTGTGGACGCCTCCGGGCATGCGCAGCCGCTCGCGGCGGGCAACCGCTTTGCGGGATTTGCGGAAGCCAAGGCGGACAACTCCGCCGGGGCCGCCGCCGCCATCAATGTGGACGTCATCGAAAGCGGGAAAGTGCAGCTCTCCGTGAGCGGCGCCCTGATCACCGATGTGGGCCAGCCGGTCTATGCGACTGACGACGATACGTTCGGGTTCAGCCCGGTGAGCGGCGTGTTTATCGGGTTTGTGCATCGGTTTGTCTCGTCCGGTGTGGCGATTGTGGCCTTTGACGCGCTGAATTATCGCGATCCGTGGGCGCATAAGACCGTCCGCGAAGAGCTGACCGGCACGAAGACGTTTGATGCGGAAGATTCAGGCAAGTTGTTCTGCGTCACGGCGGCGGGCGATGCCGACGCGCTGACGCTGCCCGCAATCGCAGCAGGCCTCAGCGGCCTGACCATCCTGGCGATCGGCGCGTTTGGCACCACTGCCGTGACGGTCGATCCTGCGGCGGCGGACATGATTCTCGGGCCGGACATCACGGGCGCCGACAACAAGGACTTGATCTGCACCAAGGCCACGCAGCGGCGCGGCGATTTCGTCACGCTGATCGCAGGCGATGCGGACGGCTACATGGTGACGGAGATGCGCGGCGTCTGGGCGCGCGAGGCATAACCGGCGTCGAGGGACACAGCTTTTAACGATTAGACGGAGGAGCGCACGATGGATCAATCATTACTCACCAGCAACGCAATCATGGGCCTGTATTTCGCCCGCCTCGAATCCGATCCGGGCATGGCCTGGATCGATGGCGTGGCGAACCTGTTCACCAGCGACCAGGCGAGCGAGACCTACAACTTCCTCGGGCAGTCTCCCGCCATGCGCGAGTGGGTGGGCGGACGCCAGGCCAAGGGCTTTTCGGGGAACGGCCTGACGATCGTCAACAAGCACTATGAGGCGACGATCGAGATCCGCAAGCGGGACCGCCGGCGCGACAAAACGCCGCAGATCGAGGCCCGCATGCAGGAATTTGCCGATCGTGCACAGACCCACTGGGCCAGCCTGATCAGCACCTTGCTGCTCAACGCGCCCTCGACGGCCTGTTACGACGGCCAGTATTTCTTTGACACCGATCACAGCGAAGGCGATTCCGGTACGCAGGATAACGACATCACCGTCGATATCTCGGCGCTGCCGGCCGTGTCGCACGGTGTCGTCACGGCACCGAGCATGGAGGAGATGCAGCAATCCATCCTCAAAGGCATTGCGCAGATTCTCAGCTTCAAGGACGACAAGGGCGAGCCGATGAACGAAAACGCTCGGGCGTTCGTCGTCGTCGTGCCGGTGGGGTTGTACCTCACGGCCGTCGCGGCGGTGAGCACGCTCACCACGGCGGCGCTCAGCCAGAACCTGAATCCGAACCTCATCGCCGGGATGCGGGTGGACGTGCAGATGAATGCCCGCCTCACCTGGACCGACTCCTTCGCCGTCTTCCGGACAGACAGCCCGATCAAGGCCCTCATCCGGCAGACCGAGCAGGAAGTCGAGTTGAAGGCGAAGGCGGAAGGCTCGGAGTACGAATTCGATAACGACGCCTGGCAGTTCGGCATTGATGCCTGGCGCGGCGTGGGCTACGGCTACTGGCAGCGGGCCTGCTACGTCACCATGATCTGATCGCGGGTCTGACGGAATCCTCCCGTCGGCGGGAGGGTTCCGATGGCCGCTGAACCGTGAACGAGGAGCCGAGCATGATGAACTATCGCACGACACAGGCCTTGCCGTTAGCGGCGGGAACCGTGGTGCAGTTGAGCGAGGCGCAGGCGCGAGATCGCAAAGACCGCGTCGAGCCGTTGGGAGATGGGCGCTTTCGGCTGAAAGACCTGCAGACATTCAAGAAGGGCGAGGTGCTGGGTATCGACGGCGAATTGCCGAAGGTGCATCAGCTCTGTGTCGAGGCGATTGCGCTGGTGGCGGATCCCGCTGAGCCGGTGATGGCCGCCCGGCCGATGTTCGCGAAACGCGAAAAGAGGGGCTGACCTGGATGGCTTCCGATTCCGTCAATCTGATCGCGGAGCTCGGCGGGGAGACCGTCACCTATACGCCGTCCGGCGGGGTGGCGGTCACGTTTCTCGCCTATGTGGATCGGTCGGAGAACGGGCAGCCTGTGCATGGCGGGGGGCATCCCTACACCGGCAAAGTGAGGACGGTGCATATCCCTCACGATGCCACGGATGGGGTGGAGTCAATCAAAGAGGGGCATGACACGGTGAGTTTTAAGCAT